ATTAACAACAAAAAAAATTTAAATTATGGCACGTCCTAAAAAATCAGAGACAACTGCAAAATCAACAACAACAAAAAAAACAACTTCAAAAGCAACTGAAGAAACTGTGGATAAAACAGAAGAACAAGTAAAAGAAGTTATGGAAGGATCAACAGAAGAAAAACCCAAACCCGTAGGTACTCTTTATAACATCATTAATTATAACAGCACCGCAGATTTGGATAACTTCATCAGAAACCTTACCGCTGATCAAGCACTATACGTGGTAGTTCAAGCAAGTAGAGCGGCACATACTCGTAACGCATACGGTATTGAAGAATCAGAACTATTATCAAAAGCAATCCGAGTTCTTACAACTCCACCAAAACAAGAAGAAACTCAGGTTCCTGAACCTGAAGTTCACAAAGCATAATATGTATATTAATTTTATAAAGGGGGTCGTTGATCCCCTTTTTTTTTAACATTATAAAGGTATGACACAATCAGAAATTGGATCACGTATAATTGAGATAGAATCTAAAATAACTAGTGAGGTTAGAAATGGACACAAACCACATATTTATGATAAGTTCAGAGAAGAAAGAGGGGAATTGGTTGAATTAAGGTGTAAATATTTTGGTGAAGAATCAGAAATATGTAAAAGATATAGAATTACTTCTAAATAAAAAAAGGGAACCGTTTGGTTCCCTTTTCTTTTATAACTGAAAATTAATTATCTTAATTCTCTTAAGTCAAATGTACGTACACCATCTACAACAATTCTACCATAGAAACGGTTGTTAACCATTTTCTTAGCGTATCTTGTCATAATACCTTTGATAGGTGTAAAGTTGAATGGGTTGTACATTGTTGGTGTCAATTGTAATGGTACATATGGTGCGTAAACGTATCCTGTATCCAATAAAGAAGAACCTTTATGTCCTAACAATACTGTGTTAGGTGGGAAGTAAGGATCACGATATACTTGATATCTACCTGATAAAGTACCAACTCTTTCAATACCCATGTTGTACTGATCTTGATCTGGTGCTGCGTTTGATACGTGGAAGTATTCCAAGTCATCAAAGATCGCTGAAATTTCAGAAGAAACTACGATCCAGTTAGCACCACCTCTAAGTGTTGATTTATGGATTTGAGCCGAGATTTGGTTGATCGCAGTGATCAATGTTTGGTTCCAGTCTTTTTGGTTATAGTTAACTGAACCGTTAGATACTCTCTTCCATCCGTTGTAATCCCAACGTAATGTCCAAGCTGCACCTTTTCTCAAGTCTCTTAAGATTTCACGGTCAATTTCCGCTGCCACTTGTTCTGATAATAAAGCTGTTAATTCAGCTTCAGCATCAATGTTATGGAATGCAGAAACGTCTTGTGCCAATTCTGGTGACCATTGTGCTCTTAATTTTCTTTCTGTTACTGATACAGTAACTGACTCAAGATCAAATGATACTTCACCAATTCTGTCTTCAAATTCTAATTCTTCATATCTTCTCCAATGTGCTGTAAATGTTGCACCTGAACCGATAGTTGAACCTGTGTATCCGTCTAATGAAGTTGAACCGATAGCTGCAGGAGTTGAAGTATCTACTGACAAGTAGATGATACCGTCAGCGTCACAAATGTTATCGTAATAACCACCTGGACCTGAACCTGGGAATGCAGCTTGTGATTGTGTTCCATACTCTACAATACCTTTACCGTATTTTTGAGTTACTACGTTAAAGTTCCAATATTGAGCAGGAGTATCTGAATCTACTTCTAATGAAGCTAAGAAATCTTCAGTATCCATTTCTTGACCTTCAGGTCCGATTAATTTACCAGCACCAGCATTAGAGAAACCTGTTAATTGGAAAATTAATTCCTTAACATTTGCACTCGCAACTGAACCAGTACCTCCTGTAGCGAGAGATAATGCCTCAGCTAATGTAGTTACAACTAAATCACTACCTGACCATTTAACTGGTATGATATTTGATGTTAATGCAGTGTAAGCACCTTTTGAATAGTCAAATAATCCAGCAGGATCAGAGTTTGGTGCTGAACCTTCGTAGAAACGGTCATACAAGTTTTTACCTGAACCGTATCCTTGTCTTGGATCGTTTTCACCAGCATTTACTGCCTCAGGAGAACCGATTGGAGCGTAGTGCTCACCGTTGTTACGGTTCTGAATTTTAGGTACAAAGTAGAACAATTTACCGATTGGTAAGTTCATCGCTTGTACAGATACGATATCATTAGCTAATAATTTAGAGAAAACTCTTCTAATGATAGGGAAAACAACTGTTTCAAATGAACCTGAGTTATCGGAAGCAGATGCTTCGTTGATTAGGTGAGAAGCTTGGTTTTCATATAATTGTGCCATGTTCTCTTTTACGTGTCCTTTAAGACCTTCTAGGAATCCTAATTTATCCCATTTGTTAATTGTGTCTTCTTTGATAACTTTTAAATGTTTTAATCCAATGTTACCAACAAGACCTGATTCTAATAATGCTCCCATTTTAGTATTATTTATTAAAGTTTAATTTTTATCCGAGTTTATTCATCAAATCTTTCATTCTCATGAATTGAGGATTCTCGTAAGTTTTGCTCTCAATTAAATTACTCGCAGATCCTCTACTCGGTGATTTAGTTACTTTAGCTTTTACACTTTCAGTAACAACTGAATCATTTTTAGAGTTAAAGTCTTCTTTGAGTGTTTGATAAAGAGCCTTTGATTCTTTAAGAGTTTCAACTGAATCAAAACGTCTTAAAATGTTTATTTTTTCTTGTTTTGTTGTTGTGTTTTCAGTGAAAAGACGTGTAGCATAAGCAAGATTTGAGTTGAAAACTGCAACTTCGTTGAGTTTTTCTTTAAAAATGTTAAGTGCCTTACGGTACTCTTCATTTTTCTCTCTTAATTGTTGAACTTCTTTTTTCAATTCAACATTTTCTCTTACTGCCGGTCTTAATCTGTCTGAAGCGTAGTCTTTAACGTTAGAGTTTGCAGTTTTAGCGTTTGGATATTTTCTTAAAGAAGCGTTGCTTCTTGCAGTTTCTTCCATTTCGCCTTCTTCCATTTCATAGTCTTTGTAGTGACCATCTACATCACCAGTCTTATGACCATCTCTACGTTTGTACTCGCCTTCTTTAGATCCCCAACCTTCTTTTGGTTCTTCCATTTCTTCAGACATTTCTTCTTCGTCTTCAAGTTCAATTTCATAAACCATTTCATCTTCTTCTTCCATTTCATAACCTTCTTTGTATTCGCCTTCCATTTCTTCGTCAGCGATTACTTCTTCGTCTTCTTCAGCTTCAGTTTGGATGATGTATTCAGCATCTTGATTTTCATCTTTTAAATGAATCTCATCGTCATCTTGTTTGATGATGATACCGTCTTCTTCACCCATTGCTTTGAAAACTTTTAAAAGTTCTTCGTCAGAAATACTTGTAAGATCCAAAGGTTCAACGAATTCTTCGTCTTCCACTTCATCTTCATCAGATAAATCCAACATAGACATCATTTCCATGTCTTCATCACCTTCTTCATCAGATAAATCCAAGTCCATTTCGTCCTCGTCTTCATCTTCAACATCAAGATCAGGAAGTTCTAACTCTTCCTCATCTTCAACTTCAATTTCAGCCTCTTCTTGTTCTTTCATTTCGTGACCTTTACCTTCTTCCATATCTTCTTCAGACATTTCAGAATAATCACCTTCTTCCATATCAACTGAAACCATTTTTTCCTCAACCTCATCCTCTTCGGATAAAGATTCTTTTACCAGTTCACTGATTTCTTCCTTCATTGTAGAAGCAAGTATTCCTTTTGCATTTTCATTTACGGCTTCCTCCAAATTCTTCATTTGTAGTAATGCCTCTTCAACTAAGTTTCTTTTTTCTGCCATTAGTATATTTTTGCAAAAAAGTTTATTATTCCTTTATAAATATAGTAGGAATAAAAAAAAATTCATTTTTATACCCAAATAGCAATATTTTTTTTTAATTTTGTGTTTTTTTTGTTAATTTATTGCAAAAAAAAATCGGGTATAAACCCGATTTTCTTAATTTTTGTTGATAATTAATCTTATGAAATTACCTCATCTATCTTACTTTCTGATACCGAAGTAATTCTCCATTCGTAAGAAAAACCTTCAAAATTCTTCGTTACTTTTGCCTCACAATCTGTTACTGATATTGCTGAAACCAACTTTTCTTCACGAATTCGTTTAACCTTTCCTGATTGATCATCCAATAAATCATATTGAATCTTTACTATAAAATACTTTTCTTCCATAATGTGTTTTTTTTAATACCCTAAATAATCGGAAAGTTTTTTCATTAAATCAATAGATTGATCCAAAGAATTTTGACTTTTGTTCTCAGATCTCGCTTTTGTCTCCTCTTCAATATTTTCATCATACTTCATTCGGTCATCTTGATTTAAAAATAGATATGCCCCAGGTGTAGATGGTGAAGATACTAAATCAAAACATATTAGTTCAAAATCATCTTGTACTTCGT